AGTTCATGTACATTTGTGCCTATATCGGCAGCTTTATTTAATTCTGAATGATATGATTTACCTTCTAGGCCTAATTTATTAGACCAGATTATAAGACCAATACTGTTCTTATACCTTGAAAGAATTGTCGTTACTGATGGTACGACTGTTTGTTTAATTTTATATTTTATATGTGCCATAATTTATGTATGGCAAACATTCAATTCCTACATTTACAACGGAGGACATATTTTGTTTTTGGAATATTTGACTATGAAAAAACTGAAAGTTAGTCAGACGAATATTTGCCATAAATGACAAAATAAATCTTTTTTATGAGATTTGCAACCATAACTTCAAAAAATGAAGTTATCTTTTAATTTAAAATTCTGTTATTACTACTGTTCCAGTATTATGAGTTATATTGTGTGTAGAAGTAATAGGATAAATACTTTCATAATCAACAAATTTTACAGTTTCACCATTTAAAGTTACAATTTTACAAGTTTTTTTTTCTTCATTAAATTCTTTAACAAAGCCAACCTTACCTTGTAAATAGGGTTTATTTTTTTTAACGAAACAATAACAATTTAAAGGTGTTTTTGTACTTAAATTATATCTAAGAACATGGTTGGCTGCTTGGTCATATATAATTTTAGCACCTTTTATCTTGGCATATTCGTTATGAAATATAATCTTTTGTGCTTCTTCTTCACCTCTAGCTGTAACATTTCCAGATGGTTGGTCTAAATAACCAACAACAATATATGTAGGAATATGATCGTCTGCAAACTTACCTAGTGGCACATTAAGAACTTTAGAGTAAATTTCCATGTGTTCATGAGATAAAGGTTGCTTTCTGTGATATTGACGACTTACTGTAGCTTGATCTAATCCAGTTAATTCAGATAATTCTTTTATAGAATTAATATCTAGCTTATCTAAAACATTTAAAAAAGCCTGGTTAATTTTTTTTCCTGATTTCATGTACTCAAGTATTGAGTCATTAAACCAAATTTGACTATTATTGTCCATTGTAAACCTTCCTTTGCAATCTAATGCGAATATCTACCATTTCAGTTTATTGAAAATAAAGAATAAAAAATTATAATCAACATATAAATTTATTATTTGAGGTTTTAATTGATTTCTAAAGTAAAATTATTATTGTTAATTTTAGATGAGCATAATCATTATGTTCAGATTTGTAAGGAAAACGAAACAACATGGGTAAATTTCGAGACACAAATATGGAAAAAACTATTGAGAGACAATGGTTTTAGAGATCCTATGCCAGAATTGTCAAGAATTATTAAAATCTCAGAAAGATTTAAAAGACTTAGAGAAAAAAATATTAAGGTTTATACACCATTATCAGACGACTCACCTGAAATCACCAAGTTATTCAGAGATACAGCTTGGGCTCGAAATCAAAAGCAACAACAACTTACAGAGATACTTAAAAGATTTGAAAAGAAACCTGTACATAGATTTTACCCCAGGGTTAGCGAGAGATATAAAAATTTTAAGAAAAGAAGGGTGGCTTAATGACTGATAAAATGAAACTACCTTACTGTGATTTTTACTATCAAGATTTTTTAACAGGTACTGCTCACTTTACTCATCAACAAAAAGGAATCTATATAACTTTGATGTGCCATGCTGGAGTTCGTAATGGTGATGGATTACCAAATAATTTTGAACAACTTTGTACCATTGTAAATGTTTACAATAACAATCCAGATACAGTTGAATTATTAAAGACAGATATTAACACTGTCTTAATAGAGAAGTTTAAACTTATAGATAACAAATGGCATAATGTTAGACAGTTAGATGATTATAAAAGAACTGTAGAAAAAATAAATCATAGAGCTGAAGCTGGTCGTAAAGGTGGTCTAGCAAAAGCGAAGCAAACCTCTAGCACAGTATCTGTATCTGATTCTGTATCTGTATCTTTTAATAATATATGGGATGCATTGATGGTGAAGCGAGGCAGCAAAAAGAAAGCCCTCGAAAAATATAAAAACACTCCTGTAGCAATTAGTGAAGAGTCAATTATTGATAAATACAATGAACTTTGTCGTAATACAGAAAATCAAATATTCATACCACACTTTAGCACTTGGTTATCTCAGGAACGCTATAACGATGATGAAGAAGTATTCAATTTAGACAACTTTAAAAAGAAACACAGTATAGAAGCTAACTTTATAGAAGAAAAAGATAACCTTTTATTTTTTAGATCCAAAGAGGGATTTGGCATGGTTGATTGGGTTTATCAAAAGGACGGAACATTGATTAAGGATTATGGTAAAGAAGAAGAAAAAAAAACAGCAACGAACTAAACCAAAAGAAATCTCACAAGCACAAGAGATTGATTATGGAGCTCAACCATTAATTAGAGAAAATGGTAAAATATATCGATTACCGGATATGGCTGAGATGCAGATATCTCACAAACATATCTCTAAAAAGATCAATTCAGTCCATGAAAGCTATTATGCTAGGCATCAATTAGATCCTACTGATGCTAAAAGAAATGCAACCAGATATGTAGCTGGACAAAAACTAGAGTACCTGGGGATTATTAGTTCTAAAATGAAGAGTTGTACTTTTAATTTTAACAGATTAGCTGGTATTCCAGATGGTGCAGAGTTCTTTAACATCTTAAAAATAGATTATGAACAAGAGTTTAATAAAGCTATGAAGGCAACAATCCAACATCAATCATTGGTCTGGGATGTCATCATAGATAATAAAGCAGCAACACATAAACGAATGGATCAATATAGAGATGCACTTGATTTATTGATTAGTCATTGGGGTATGTAAATATACCAATTTGTACCCATTTATATTATTGAATAGTTAATATAGAGTATTTACTAAGATCGAGAAGTCGGTCAGAAATCCACACAATTTATTATGAAACCAGAGCAACAACTCTGGCTTAACACATTGGTTAGAGGCTTATGCGATAGTGTCGGTCTTACTCATCCAAACTTTGACATATCAGAATGGAAAATAATTAAAGAAGCTAGAGAATGGTTAGGTACAGAGGATTTTAACACTATTTGCAGCTATCTTGAACTTGAGCCTTCTTACATATTAAAATTACATGAAAAAATCAAAAACAAAAAAAAATCCTCTACCGACAGAATATACACAGCTCTCTACGCTAGGATTAGACGACTCATCACTAGAGACGACTATTTTTCTAGCTAGTGAAGAAGATCAACCAATAGTGTTAATCAGGTTCGCAAACTTTGATACAAGCGAACAAGCCCAGGATTTTATCTCGGTATTCAAGGATCATAAGAGTTTTACAGAATTAGGACATACAAACGAAACAATACATTAAATGGCAGCACATACAAAATATACAAAAGAACTAGTAGATACTGTGTTACAAGAACTAGCGATTGGTAAATCTATAAGAGAAGCATTAAAAACAGTCGATGTATCTTGGGAGATATGGAGACAATGGTTAAATAAGAAAACTGGCCTTAGAGAATTATACAGTCAGGCCAAAGAAGATGGTATTGAATACTCAATGGCAGATGTAGATCAAGTAGCTAAAGATGCAGTCAAGAAGTCCGGAGAGAGTAAAATGGATATGGCTAATGTGAAAGCTATCGATACTTTCATAAAACATAAACAATGGATGGCTAGTAAGTTAGCTGCGAGGAAGTATGGTGATCGACAGTCCTTAGAGATAGGGAACATGAAAGACCAGAGCTTCTCTATTAAATGGGATAAATAAAACAATGATGGATAGAATACATAACTTAAAGAACAGATGGAATAACCTAAACAAGAAGGGTAAGACCATTACTGTAGTAGTAGCAGTAGTTATAATTGTACTTATTACACAGAATATTTAGTGTTATTAGAGATAATATCATACAAATTTATTGTGTTTGTAGAGGGTGTGGTGGGTAGAAGTGTTGAGTTTGTTAAGAGTAATACAAAAAAGCTCTATACTTGCATGGTGCTTCTCGTAAGAAAAAAGTAATATTTTACACCAATTCTGTTTGTAGTTTGTACATAATTATTTATTAGCTGCACAATATCTGCACACAAAGCTCTAAAACTATTGATAAATATAGATTAGCACTTCATTAAAGATAATGTGCCCAGCTTTTCCAGGATTTTTATTAGATTGGGAGCCATAAATTAAGCTGCCAACCCCCATCGAGTCTGTGTCATTGCAATAGGGAGTGATTTCAACTCAGAACAAAATTCCCTAAAGCCTGGTGCTGATGAGATGAATCGAACATCCTACTCCCTTCTTACCAAGAAGGTACTCTACCAATGAGTTACACCAGCATAGGTACTAATTATATGAAAAAAGCTAAAAAAAACACAAAAAAAGTTGATGTCTTTGCCCTCATGGTCAAACACATGAATGATAAAACTCCTGTCAAACAAAATTCAGGTCGAGGAGTTATTGCAGATAGTACAGTTTCAAGGATTCAAGACATTTACAACGAGGGCAAGAAAGAGAATGAATGAAAATAACCATTCCCTACAAACCAAGGCCTCTACAAAAAGAAATACATAAAAGCCTAGCTAGGTTCTCAGTCCTGGTCTGTCATAGAAGGTTTGGTAAGACAGTCTTGACAGTCAATGAACTGATTAAGAAGTGCCTACAATGTAAGCTGCCGAGACCTCGGTATTATTATATAGCACCAACTTACAGCATGGCTAAGAGAATAGCCTGGGATTATTTAAAATATTACACATCAGTTCTACCGAAGATGGAATATCACGAAACTGAACTACGAGCTGATCTTCCTAATGGTGGAAGAATACAATTACTCGGTTGTGAGAGACCACAAACCCTTAAAGGATTGTATATGGATGGTGTTGTCTTAGACGAGGTAGCACAAATGCCTCCCAAGATGTGGACTGAAGTTATTAGACCAGCATTATCTGATCGTAAAGGCTTTATGGTAGCGATTGGAACTCCAGCTGGACATAATTCGTTCTTTGATCTCTATAATCATGGACTGCAAGATGAGAATTGGTATGCACAAAGTTTTAAAGCTAGTGAAACAAAGATTGTTGATGCAGAAGAACTAGCAGCAGCTAAATCAATGATGCCTCCTGAGATATACGAGGCAGAATATGAGTGTAGTTTTGAAAGTTCTGCTATAGGAGCCATTTATTCGCAATCATTAGCGAAAGCAGATACTGAAGGTCGTATAACAAAAGTTCCTTATGACTCTACTATTAAAGTAGATACTTACTGGGATCTAGGGATGCGAGATAAGACTGCGATATGGTTTGTGCAGCAAAAAGGTTCAGCGATCCACCTGATAGATTACTTTGAAGATAGTGGTGAGTCGCTAGAGTATTACGCCTCCGTTCTTGATGAAAGAGGATATATCTACGATACACATTACCTCCCTCATGATGCCAATGTTCGTGAGATTGGAACTGGTAAATCAAGATTAGAAATAGCTCAATCACTAGGATTAGTGACAAGCATTGTACCGAAGATGTCGATTGAAGATGGTATCAATGCTACCAGAATGACACTAGGTAGATGTTGGTTTGATTATGAAAAAACCAAAGATGGACTAGATGCACTTAGACAATATCGATGGGCAGTCACCGATAAAGGCGAAACAAAAAACAGACCACAACACGATTGGACATCACATAGTGCTGATGCTTTCAGATATGTCTGTACAGGATTACAAGAAACAAAGAACTGGGCTTCTAAGATTGAATATCCCAGATTAGGAATAGTCTAGTTGATACAATTAATAAATGATGATTGTTTAAAAGTATTACCAACAATACCTAATGGATCTATTGATTTAATACTTACTGATCCTCCTTATGGCACGACAGCTTGTAGTTGGGATAGTATTATTCCCTTTGATCCTATGTGGAAAGAGTTAAAAAGAATTATCAAAGATAATGGTTGTATAGCTTTATTTGGTAGTGAACCATTTAGCAGTTCTTTAAGAATTAGTAATATTAAATGGTTTAGGTATGACTGGGTTTGGGAAAAAACTAGACCAACAGGATTTTTTTTAGCGAAAAAGCAACCTTTAAAAATTCATGAAAATATTTCTATTTTTTATAAAAAACAATGTTTCTATAATCCAATTAAAAAGAAAGCAGATGAAAAAAAAATTGATAAAAGAAAAACTTTCAATCCAACAAGCAGTCCATATTTAGGTGGTATAATTAAAAATAGAACTAAAGATGATGGCACAAGATTTCCATTATCTATACAAAAGTTTCCCTCAATAAGTCAAAAAGGTCAGCACCCAACACAAAAACCAGTAGCTTTATTAGAATATTTAATAAAAACCTACACAAATAAAAATGACACAGTTTTAGACTTTACAATGGGTAGTGGAACAACAGGTGTTGCTAGTAAAAATTTAAATAGAAATTTTATAGGTATAGAAAAAGATCAAAAATATTTTGAAGTAGTAAAACAAAGAATTGAAGGAACATTAATTTAATGAAATTAACAAAAGACAGATTAAAATCACTGATAGGGCAAGAGATTACAAACTCTTTAGGCTTTTATGGTGGACAGCTATCAGAACAAAGACGCAATGCGTTAAAGTTCTATTTAGGTGAACCCCTGGGCAATGAAGTAGAAGGTCAATCGCAAGTAAGATCCCAAGATGTATTAGAAGTAGTCGAAAGTATTCTCCCTTCGATGATGCGTATCTTTACTCAAGGTGAGAGTATAGTTCGTTTTGAACCTCAAGGCCCTGAAGATGTAGCTTATGCAGATCAAGCATCAGATTACATCAACCATATCTTTATGAAGGATAACAATGGTTATTCTATTCTACATACAATGTTTAAAGATGCTCTGATCTCTAAAAATGGTTTTGTTAAATACTATTGGAAGAAAGACAAAGAACAAAAGCAAGAGTCTTATGAAAATCTCAATGAAGCTGAATACCAGGCATTATTAGCAGATACCGAAGTTGAAGTTGTAGAAGTCGAAGATACAGCAACAGAACTAGATATTGGTAATATCGATATGATGGAAGCTACCTACAATGTAACTGTCAAAAGAGTAAAAGATTATGGTCGTGTTGTTATTGAGAGTGTACCCCCTGAAAGTATGCTTATTAGTAAAACAGCGATTTCATTAGAAGATTGTAACTTTATTGGTCAAAGAGTTTTTAAGACAAGATCAGAGTTAATTAGCATGGGCTTTGACAAGAAAATTGTCAATGAGCTGCCTGTAGCTGATGAAGAAATTTATAACACAGAGGCAGTCACCAGAAGATCGTATGACGATGAGACCATGCCTCAAGAATATCAAAACATTGATCCTTTATTGACACGAGTTTCGATTGTCGATTGCTACATGAAATGCGATTACGACAATGATGGAATAGCAGAACTAAGACACATTGTAGTGGGTGGTTCAGGCCCTAATGCCTACCACATCTTAGAGAATGAACCCATTGAACAGATACCTTTTGCTACTGTTACTGCTCTTCCTATGCCACATCGTTTTTATGGATTATCCATATACGATTTAATTGGCGATGTGCAAGAGATTAAGACTACCCTTCTAAGGCAAACTCTTAATAACGCCTATCTACAAAACAACGCAAGAACTGTTGTCGTAGATGGACAAGCAAACATAGACGATCTCCTTACTTCAAGAGCTGGGGGAATTGTAAGAGTAAAATCACCCAATGCTGTTACACCCCTAGCTTCACCCAACTTCATGCAAGAAGGTTTGGCAATGATTGAAAAAGTCGATCAAATACGAGAAGGCAGATCAGGTGTTTCTAAAGTCCAAATGGGATTAGATGCCGATCAAATCAACAAATCACATACAACAGCAACTAGTGCGAATGTGATGATGAACGCATCGACACAAAGAATAGAATTATATGCTCGTAACTTTAGTGAAGGCATTAAAAGAATGTTCCAGGGCATTTTAACTTTGGTTTGTAAATACCAAGATCAAGAAAGAATTATTAAACTCAGAAATCAGTTTATACCCATGAACCCTAGAGAGTGGGTAGATAGATATAATGCAACAGTTCAAGTTGGACTCGGTACAGGCTCACAAGATCAACGACTCGAAGTTTTAGGTCGTGTGTTAGCAGTACAAGAAAAACTTATTGGTGCTGGTGGTATGGGTATAGTCGATCCACAAAAGATTTATAATACTTTAGAGAAGTATTTAGAAAATACTGGTTATAAAGATGCAAGTCAGTTCTTTAACAACCCAGCAAATATGCCTCCGCCACCACCTAAACAACCACAACCAGATCCAACAGTACAACTAGCACAACAAGAACTGCAAAGACTTCAAGCAAAAGATCAAGCAGACCTACAACTCAAAGCTAGAAAGCAGCAGTCTGATGAACAATATAAATTAGAAAAACTTAATTTAGATCAACAGAAACTAGCAACACAAGTTGTGAAAGAGTCTGATGCAAGAGAACTAGAAAAAGAAAAACTAGCAACAAAAATTATACAACAAGGAATTAACTAATGGCATTCACATCACCATTCTTTCAATCAACACAAGCACAAGGAATTATAAACAATTACCTCAACAATACTGCTGGTGGACTTCCTCCTTTCACAGCTCCCTCAACTAATCCCTATATCGTTGATAGCACCCCTTATGTGCCACCGGCAGCTCAACCCACACCTGATAATCCAGTTAATAATACCCCTAACTGTGAAGAATTATATCCTGGAGAGGGCAGAGTTTATGATCCAGTTCTTCAAGCCTGTGTCTTACCAGAAATGAATCCACAAGAGGGTGATAGCGATAACAATGAAATGAATGAAACTTATCGAGGTGTTGGAAGTGCATTCAGTCCTGAACAAAATGCTTTTATGAATTTAGGTCTCGGTGGTAGCACTGCTGATGATGTTCAATCTTATTTTGATCCTAATGATCCTGATAGAAAATTAGATTTATATGGTGATGGATTAAGTGGCTTATATAAAAGATTTACACCCTTTGGTCAATTAGGTGTTTATATGGATGCTAATACACTAGCGAATGCTGGGGTTATCAATAAAAGAGATGATGGTGGTTATAGTTTTGCTAAAGGTGGAAATTTAAACTTAGTACAAGCTAACCAGGCATTTGAAAATCAATTAGCACAGAAAAATATGATGGATTTTGCCCAAAACAATTTAGGTAAAACTGCTGAAGAAGCTCAAGCTATGGCTGATGTAACCAAAAGAGGTGACAAAGCAGATTACATGGGATCAAGTGTTTACAAAGATAACAATGCCAATGTTAATATAAACCCATTTCAGTCTAACTTTGGTGCATCCAACATAGTTTCTTATTCACCTCCAAAAGCTGATAGAGAGAAAAGTGAAAGTGAAAAAATGTTTGAAAGAAAAAGAGCATTTGTATCACCAAAGAAACAAATAAACTCTCAATCATTTACAGGTATGGGATATACTCGTGGCAGATAACGAACAAAAAAGAAGCCTACAAGCAAAACAAGTATTAGAACACCCATTATTTATAGAAGCAGTACAAAAAATTCGATCCGACCTAAACCAAGAATGGTTAAGTAGTGATCTACAAAATTCAGAACAGAGAGAAAACATTTTTGTCATGAGAAGAATGTTGGAACTCGTTGTGATGCAAATCCAGTCAATCATGGAAACTGGTAAAATCATAAAAAAATAGGAGTAATTAAATGGCAGAACAACCAGCAATGGACTCTGCAACAGAGACTCAAACAGAGACTGTTGCACCAATGCCCAAGCCTCTCAATGTAGGTGAGGCAGCTACCACCCTGAAGAACTTACTAAATACTAACGCCTCAGAGACTCAGGAAGTAGCAAGTGAAGATTCAACAAAACAAGTAACCGACTCGGAAACGAATATCGATGAAACTTTTGAAGATGAAGAACTTATAGATCAAATTGAAGATGAAACACCTTCTGATACTAATCAGGAACTTTACACATTAACTGTTAATGGTGAAAATGTAGAAGTTACCCTTGATGAACTCAAAAAGGGATATTCTCGACAAAGTGATTATACTCGTAAGACTGAAAAACTATCGCAAGATAGAAAAAGTGTAGAAGAAAAAAATTCAGAATACACCAGGTTAAACGAGGAGGCTAAAATCAAAAGAGATCAATACGAAAACCAACTTCAAGTATTGTCTGCACAATTAAAAGCTAGTGAACCTCAAGTTGATATGGAAAGACTCTATCAAGAAGATCCAGCAGAGTTTGTAAAACAGAAAGCTGAACAAGATCGTAGAAAAGAGTTACAAGTAGCAGCTCAACAAGAACAAGATCGTATTCGCCAAGAAAAACAACAAGAAAGCGAAAAGGTCTATTCTCAATATTTAGATAATGAGAGAAAACTTCTTGCTGAAAAACTACCTATCTATGGAGACAAAGATAAAGGCCCTGAGTTTATAAAAAACTTAACTAACTATGCAAAGTCGATTGGATATGCCGATCAAGAGATTGCAATGTTAGTCGATCACCGAGCAGTTATGATGTTAGCGAATGCTTATCGTTACGATAAGTTAAAGAAAGCTAATCTAAAAAATAAAAAAGTAACAAAGGTATCGAAAGTGGTTAGTTCATCTAGTCCTAAAATTCAAGATGATAATGAAGTAGTAAAGCGATTGAAATCTAAAAAAGCAAATCTCAAAAAGACAGGAAAAGTGCAAGACGCAGTTTCTGTTCTTCAAGAGATTTATTCTCAATAACATATATAGAAAGGAATAAGTAATGGCACAACCAACCAATACTTTTGACACCTATGATGGTGCAAACTCTATAAGAGAAGATTTAGCTGATGTAATTTACAATATTTCACCTTCTGAAACTCCTTTTATGAGCAATGCATCTAAAGGTACAGCAACAAACACACTTTACGAATGGCAGACAGACTCACTAGCTGATGCTGCTGCAAACGCACAAATCGAAGGTGACGACTACACAGGCGATGCAAGAACAGCAACTGTGAGACTTAATAACCAAACCCAAATCTCTGCAAAATCAGTAACGATTTCTGGTACTGACGATGCAGTGGATAACGCTGGAATGAGTACACAGATGGCGTACCAATTAGCGAAGATGGGTAAAGAAATCAAGCGAGACATGGAAAGAGCATTAGTAGGTATCGAAAATGCAAAAGTCGCTGGTAACGCATCCACAGCTAGAGAAACTGCTTCTGTTGGAACATGGTATGGTGGTAACAAACCAGGTACATCTTCTGCTGCTGGTAACTTCTCAACTAATGGTTCACCTTCAGCAACTCCAGCTGGTACAGGTGCAACAGCAATCGCTGGTGGTACAAACAGAACTTACACAGAGGCACTATTAAAAGCTGGTCTTTTAAAAGCCTTTGAATTAGGTGGAGAGCCTGAGACAGTAATGATGACACCATCACACAAGCAATTAGCTTCTGCATTTGCTGGTGTAGCAACAAAGTATAAAGATGCGAGTGACAAAGTATCAATCGGTACTACTGACATTTATGTATCAGACTTTGGTGAGGTAGCTTTCGTACCAAACAGACATCAAAACGCAAACAGAGTAGATATCCTACAAATGGATATGTGGAGTGTGGACTTTTTAAGACCATTCCAAACTACTGATCTTGCAAAAACTGGTGACTCTGACAAGAAGCTACTCTTAGCTGAGTATGCTCTATGTGCAAAAGCACCAAATGCAAACTATGGTATCTTTAACCTAACTGCATAATTATTTATCTTGGGGGTGTTTCATGCACCCCCTTTACTTATAGAGAGGAACAAATGGCAATATTCACAAACAAAAAACATACATCAAAGTTGTTTAAGATTGTAGAAAACGCAAAGAAATCAGACCAAATGATTTCTAAAGGCGATGGTAAGAAACAATCAAAACAAACATCACCAGGTGATCGTAAATATGATCCCATGTTAAGCATCTCAGGTAATCAAGGTCTATCGATGAAAGATACTGTTGATGCAATGATAGCTAAAGCAATAAAGTAATGAGTAAAAAATTCTCACTGAATGATCCTGGGGATCAATCATCAGTCAAAACTAATTTAATTGTTGATGAGGCTGAGAATAAATTTCATATAGAAAACTATCAAGATCAAGCAACTATTAAAGAAATCCTAGATGCTAATAAAGCAGCACAAAACGAAGGTGCGTATAAATTAAATGCACTTAAAAATGAAAAAGGTTATCGTGTTGCTCGATTGCCTAACATAGTCGTACACCAATTAGCGAAGCAAGGCATTTTAAATTACAATGGAAAAGTTTTAGATAAAACAAAGTTCTTTCGTTGGCTTAACGACTCCGATAACAAACATTTTAGAATATATACAGGTAACTTATAATGGCATTAGACACATACTCCAATCTCAAAACTACTATTGCAAACTACCTTAATAGAAGTGATCTCACTGCAAACTTAGCTGATTTTATTACTTTAACAGAGGCTAGATTAAATAGAGAGCTACGAGTAAGAGAAATGGTAAACACTGATACATCAATAACAACTGTTGCTGGTACTCAAAGTTATGCATTACCGACAGGTTATCTTGAAGCAACAACAGTCATTTATCAAAGCGATCCTTATTGCACATTAAGGTTTATAAACAACAGTGATTTTTACAACAAGTATAATGTCAGTCAAAGTAGAGGCAAACCTACATATTTTACTATTCTCGGTACAAATATTCTTTTAGGTGTAGCACCAGACTCAGCTACAACCTTACAAATAAATTATTATAAAAGTTTATCTGCATTATCAGATGACAATACAACCAATACAATATTAACAAACTATCCTGAATTATATTTATATGGTGCATTAGCAGAGTCAGCACCCTTTATTATGCAAGACGAAAGAATTAACACTTGGGGTAATCTTTATAAAGAGGCCCTCAAGAATGCTAACGAAACATCATCAAGAGGTTCAACCACATCTTCACCTTTACAGATGTCAACTCCACAGGTGGCCTAGATGATTGAGTTTGGTGATTTACAAGCCGATCTTCCAACATACCAAAACTCAGGTGCGTTGGTTGTAGATAATGTCTTACCTCTAGCTAAAGGTTATAAAAGCCTAGCTGGTTTTCAGGCCCTGAGTGGTACTGGATTAACAGGTAGTGCATTAGGTTTATTTACAAGTTTTAGTGCTAGTGGTTCTACGAACTATGCTGGTGATGCTAC